CCTTTGCGCAATAAAAAAAGGGATTAAGTGAGTGCGCACTCAATCCCTTTATGTTATCGCTGTTTTTCCTCCTGGCCGGGAGGAAAGCTAATTTTTAGTTGTTAGTCTTTTATTAATAGTTTCCTTGTTATTGCAAAGTTTTCACAGCTTTTACAGTTTTCGTTGTGTTCTGCACTACCTGAATAAGATAGACAGTTTTCCCTTGTAATTGTTTTGTCTTGGTCTGGACATTTAAGCATTTCAATTTCAAGGTCGTCCGGGGACTGTACAAGTTCCCCCTTGCTTATTAAATTGAGACTGTGCAACCTGCTTTCAATTAAATGAGGGCTATTACAAGCAATATACACATCTAATATCAGTTTTGCCCGTTTGTGGCTCTCCTTGTAAATATTAAGCTTAGTTCTAACCTCTTCTGCCGTTAGTTTGCCAGCATCAAGCTGCTTGACCATGCGCCTGAGTTCTTTGATTTCCTCCGCTATTAATCCCATTTAAGACCTCCTTTTTAAGTCTGTGGAATATTATAAGTTCTCGTTTTAGTTCTACCATTTGTGGGGTTATGTCTTTATGTTTTAACCCTGAGTGCCGCCATATTACTTTTTTAACGTATGTGTCACTTAATAAAGCTACAATTTTTCTTTGACGCTTTATAGCACATTCTTTACCTTTAGTTGATTTATTATATCGCTTATTGCGCGCCCTGTTGCGTGCTCTGGTTTTATATGTAATCTTTCGTGACCGTACGTATTTGCATTTACATTTTTTACAACACCTTGTGTACCCATGTTTACACTGCTTACTTTTAACAAACTCCTCAATCTCCTTCTCCACCCCACACTTCTTACAAACCCTTTTCATGACCTCCTCAAGTCTTATGGTTTACAATCTTCCAGCTTCTTTAAAGCAGCCTCAAACCTCCTTACTGCACTCTTAAGATATTCATGCTCTTCTTTTAATATAGGAACTAAATTAAAATAGGCTTCTTTTGCTGTTTTGCCCGTTCCGGTAAGGGTTTTTCCGTTTACCCTCACTTCTATCTGTGTTTCATTACCATAATCACTAACACGGTTTATAAAAGTTAAACCCATAGCAACCTCCTCAAGTTCAATGGTTTACGCTCCTAAAAGTTTCTTCTTATTTATTGATGCTTTCCCAGTCGCTCCCGAAAACCCCTGCATGTTTCCCGTGAATCGTTTGCCCATATATTTCTTGCGCCTGGTGATAGATGTTTCAACAGCTGGAAACCTGGAACCTGTCTTTTGCCATCTCCGGTAATCGTCAAGTGTTTTATCCAAAAAAGCCTTATCAGCTTCGGGCATCTGTGGTCGGTTAAATCTTATTTCCTGGGAATCACGGTCCCCTATCATAGGTCGCCCCGGTTGCCAGTTTTTCATCCTCTCATCAAAAACCTGTTGTCTCGTTTTTGGGTTCGGGTTGTCTTTGGTAGGGCGTGGCGGAGTATACTCAAACCCACCCACGACATTATCTATTGTTCTATATTTCTGTGGGTTGTACACCCTGTCATATTTATCACCCTTTTCGTAATCCACTAACTTCATATTAGCAAGCTCGTATGCGCTGAATACCTTAGATGCCGCCGGATGTACTTTTTTGGGTTTGCTTTCCGTTCTGCGCTTTGCAGCTAAGATGCCTGATAGTTTTGCCATTATTCCCCCTATGCTCCGAGTAAATTAGGTTCGCCCTGCACGCCGGACATCCCGGTTATTAATGATGGAGGAAGACCGGAACCCTTTTTCCGTAAGCGCTCCAACCTTTCTTTCTCAATATTTTCTATCCTCTGCCTCTCTGCTTGAGCTTCGGCTGTTGCCTTGGCTATCTGCGCTCGTTGCTCTCGTCTTGCCTTATCTGCTGCCTGTCGCTGTTCACGACCTGAATAGATAGATGATCCTGCTGCGGCTGCTGCGCCTATTGCCGATATCCAAGCTGGTGCTGTTGCCATTGTTATATCTCCATTTCCGTATATTGTAATGTTACCGGGTCTCTAAAGTCAAGCAATTTCATAAGTTTAGCCCATTTAGCGTCTTCAGTAAAATTATATGCTACTATCGTAGTTATATTCATTCCTTTTAAACCCGGAACCACGGTTGAAAAATACGCCGTCCTGAACGCCTTGAGCGCACTAAGCGACGATTTCCTTGCGACACCGTGTAATATACACCTGTTACCCGTGATGCCAAGCGCAAGCCGAGCAATAACGTTGCTGCCACTATAAACATCAACGTAACGGTAAGGCATGTCTGTATGTTGTTGAAAACAGTTCGGTGTCTCATAAATCTCTTTTGTTATTATGCTATCAAAAGTCATGCGTTAGCAAAAATGTCATACTCGGTCTTTGCCCTCTGTGTAAATTGTGAATGATGCTTTTGTGTTACCGTCCTTGGGAACTTAGCGCCCAGCTCAGGGTCTAATATCCTTGCGAAACAATCTAATATATCATCATGCGAGCCTACCGGGAACGTTAATAGCTCATCATCTTTAAGTTCTGCGGTTAAATCACGCTGTTTTTTGTCATAATCTATAAATGGGCAGGTTAGCGGCAGGAAGATACGCCCTTGCTCCCAGGGTGGGATCAGCTTTCTTATCCGGTCGTTTTTTGGTATATTGCCGCCAAGAGGTGTTATTCTAAACCGATAGTGCTCACGCTCCATAACGTACTCAATGTGTTCAATGTCGCTGTCTTTGCCATATTTTTCATACCCGGTATTTAAAGGAGTGTACTTCCTGTGTAGTCTGAATAATGTTTCGGTGCGCTGTGTCAGGTTCATCCTGTCCCGCACGCCGTCAATCAGATAATAGTTTTTGTCTTCACCCAGACCGACTACAAGCATTACAGTATAATCCGGGTCATGTCCTGCTTTACGCTTTCTTTCTCCGGCAGGGTCAACAACTAAATATCTGTTAAGATGATCCCACTTGCGCCCTCTCCAGTGAAGAACCCAGGATAAACTAAATCCTTGGACCTCATCTGCCTGCGGGTTTTGTAATATCTGTGAGCTAAATACATGTGGCCCCATCTTTTTGCGTTTTTTCAACATCAGCTCATCAGAAAAATATACAGGCTTACCGTCTGGTTTGCCGTTATCCGTTCCAGGATATAATCTTAACTTAGCTGTCTTCTCTCTCAATATCTGCCCGTAAGGATCATTGGTATGATAACGAGTGCCTATGATACGCTGTATGTCGAGTTCTTTATAATGTTTTATTGGTTGGTCACTTCCAAGGTTTTCAGACAATCGCCACCCGTCCATTGCTTTCTGAATCATCTCCGGGTTGGTGCAGTCACGCTCGGTGATAACATCATCATATAGTCTGATTTGATAATGCCTGCCTGTTGGCATTGCGTCTAATCCCCAAAATTCAATAGTTGCCTCTGCATAAACACCCTTGCGCTTAAAATGTAATCCAGCATCAAGCGACCAGCTCATGCCCGCCTTGCGTGCTTCTGCCTCCGGATCTTTCCAAAAGACATCCGGCCACAATTCATGTAGTTTAGGATTCTTTTCGCACGACCCTTTGATTAACCTGCCGAATTTCTTAGACTCACCCTTAGTAAGCGAAAATAAGCCTATCCTTAATTCAACATCGTTAATGATATCCTGAAGTGTGAGTGCATACGTAATAATTGTGCTCTTTCTGTGTTCCCTTGCCCACAGGTCAATGTAGCCGTTTGGATTAAGCTGTACCTCTCTACACCTGTCAAACAACCAATCGCAATCTACATCACTACGATCAAGCACATACACAAGCAGATAAAACAAATCGTTAGCACCAAGCATTCCGGCCACTTTCTTTTGTGCGGCTATGCCTTCTTTCTTGGCTTTCGATAGTATCTGCCCATAGAACTCATGAGCTTGTGTTCTGGTTAATAGGCTTTGCAATAGTTATCTCCATAATCGCCAGCCACACAATCACAAGTGCAGCGTTCGGCGCTATCCGCATTAAAAAGTTGACGGATCCGTTTAATAAAATAATAATCAACGCCGTTAATGGTATCGCTAATCTTGCTAAGTCCTTCCATGATCGCCTTGCTATGTCAAATATATACAACAATAAAATAATAATGAACCCGATCCCCATCTCAACCACACCCTGTAAAATAGTGCTGTGCAGCCTGATAAACCCTTCCGGGAATCTCCTTAACCCTGCCAGCACCATAAACTCAATGTGCCACCTCTCAAGCCCACAACCTACCAACCAGTGATGTTTAAATATATCTAATGCTGCCGTCCATGCATCAAGCCTTATATAGAGACTCGCATACTTATCAAAAAAGACGATAAACAGCCATGTAAGGATTATCAAGCCCATACCAATAGGGTAAAGGTGCTTTTTGCGCTCTGTGGTAACAGCACAAAAAAAGCCTGTACCAATCGCCACAGCAATTAACCCACCGCTTGACTTTGCCATGAATAACCCTAAAACAACTAACAGTATAAACCATTTCCATTTTCTCCTCAAGAATGCCGGAAAACATATTGCCAATGTTGCCGACAAGCTGTTTGGGTTCTCCATCAGTCCGGTTATCGAATCGCCTGCGTTATTCCACAACAGATAAATTCCGGCTGTCTGCAATATTATAAAAACAACGTTGGCTAAGGCCACCACACACATCATATCCATTAAAGAATTAACCCAGCCATCGCCCTGCTGGACAATGATAGTGTAAAGAACCACACCGGAAAAGACATTATAAAATCCCCTGGCCGACTCGCTGCTGAAGACTGGATAGAATTGGCTGAATAATGCCAAACACAGGAACATAGCAATGTATTTATTAGCCTGCCATGTCCAGCCTATCGCAATAACAGATACGGCTATCCGGAAGATAATCTCCATTGAGTACCGCATATGGCCTGCACCAGCAGGAAATCGGTAAACAATTAATAATATCAAAGAACAGACTGTTAAAGATAATAAATATCGCTTCACAGACCTCCTTAATTGCATCTAATGAAACTTTTGAGTCAAAACCCCGTATATTCGAGCATATTTACTTAAACTTGTTTACTCTAACGAAACTTCTATGGCTCTAATATCGTGATCGCCTTAATCTCAGTTGTCCCTGTATCGCCCGTAAGCCCGGAATTCCACAATGCAACCGTTACAACACTTGATCCGGCAGTTATTAATGCCTCTGCTGTTGAGTTGAGTGTGAGTGTTATCAACCCGTTTTTGGTGTTAATGGCTGACCCTGTGCATGCTGCCCCTGTCTGCGCTGTTGCAGTACCGAAGGCTGTTGCATCGTCCTGGACAAATACCGACCAGTCAAGATATTTAGTTGTACCGTCCGCAACAGATGAAGATATAAGCACCTGTAATTGCATACCAGATACATATCCGTTAGACGGTGACCAGTTAAACTGGATCTCTGTGGTCTCGGATGAATCGTCATACAGGATAGCGCCTACGTTATCAGCCGTTGACAGTGCAGGAGTAGACCCGTCATCAATATCATTTCCTCCGTCAACGGTAACGCTGCCAAGCTGAATCGGTATCCTGTGCGGGTAATGCAGTTCGTTGAACCATCCCTCGCCCCAAACATGAGTAGAATCGCCTACATGGCCGTATGAGCTTGACCCCGTGCCTCTCCTGCCTGAGTGTATAGTGTATTCCGCAAATGCAACGCCAGACATAAACAATATACAACATAATACAATAAGGATTTTCTTAACCATTAGTCTTTCCTCCGTAAATTTTATTAAACATATCTTCCAATGCTGGTGATATGCCGTGTTCAGCTTTAATTTCAGCTTCTATTTTTTGTGTTAATGAAAACTCTGTCTCTTTGCGCTCTATATACCACTTTGCAGTCCCTACATCTTTTCCAATTTCGCTTACAATCTTCGCCCTTGCCTTATAGGTAGGCGTTTTCTTCAACAGCGCTTTTCGCTCGCTATATCCGGGGTTTGCCTGCTGGTAGCGGTAAAGCACGTCAACACTGATATCAGCAACTAAACAAGCCTCACTGTCGGTACATCCTATCAGGAAAGCTCTTTCCAGTTTTGCCAGAACATCCTCATTCATTTTAGGCGGTCTGCCGCCTGCGTGTTTTTTTTTGGGTCTGCCCGGTTTTCTTTTTTTTATGCTCATTTAAGCATACCACCGCGTTACTTTCATAGTAAATACCCAGCCTATGATTATTAATAATGGGTAAATTATGTACCAGGGAATAGTAGATAGTTCGTTGATTGTGATTAGTGCGCTCAGAACGATGAATAATAGGATGGATATAATTGCTCTCATTTATCTGCGTCTCTTAACATCTGTTTATATTTCTTTCGGTTTGCTACCGCTTTTTCGCCAACGCCTGAATAAGCACCTGAATTACTGCTGTTTTTGTGTGCTTCTATTGCTCTGCCCTGACGTGCGGCCCTTTTTCTTGCGTTATCGCCGGTATAGCATGTTCCTGTATCACCATATTGATAGCCGCTTACACCGTTTTTAGTACATTGTTGTAATGGCATTTATCTTCCTTTGATAAAATCTATAGTGGCTATTACCATACTTAGGGTTATGCACGCTACAATGTATGGCATAATAATTATGTACCTCATATCGCCCCATACTATATTATATCACAGTGTGTCAAGTAAAAAGTGTATCATGATACAAATGTGTATCAAAATATCTGTATCGCGTTCTTGTGGATATGATATTTCTCAAATTCTCCCGGCCTTGCAGCTTTTCCTTCCAGTTTTATACCTACACTCATTAATGCCATCTGGTAGAATTCACTACAAAAAAACTTCTTGGCATCCTGACTCACCGCACCAAACACATTGGCAAACAGACTCTTATAATCATATGCCGTGCCGACACGCTGTAAAGCCCAGGCTGCAATTTGATGCCGCTTTGGATTATATTCAGGTTTCAATCTTGACCAATAGACTTTCCCGCCAAATTTTCTTAGTCGCTCAGACAAAAGGTTTAACACTATCCCGCTCTCAAGAGCTTCAAGGATAAATCGCCTTTGCATGAGTCCTTCAAAACGGTCTAAATTTAACAACAAAGAGCTATGGTTCACTTTTTGCCTTGTTACTTTACGTATAATCCAGCCGACTGCAGTAGGGGACGCCCATTCAATTAGATCCCCTGTCCGCATGAATGGGCGCAACTGATTATATTCATAGAGTTTACTGTTTTTCAATCTTGTGCCCGATCCCAAGCAATGCCAGCGCACCAACAATCTTTGTTACGCCAGCTTCCGGCATACCATTGATAATATCAACTACACCGAGTGCTACCATACCAATTACCGCCAACCATGTTTTATAACCTTTCATCATCGTTCTATCCTCCTATTTATGAGTTACCGTTGTTTTGACTAAGCGGGCACAACGGGTAAAACCGTTTAACTAATAATAGTCCAGATGGACATAAACGTCATTTTGCAAGGATAATGCCTTCCTTAAATGCTTTAACAGCAAGATTTATAACCCTTGTATCAATATTGATAGTCTTCACAGTGAAATCGCCCTGTTTTTCAGGTATAATAAACTTAATAGTGTCAAGCAATTCTGCAATTAATATAGCTGTTTTTTTTGTTTTCCCATACTTTTTTCTTCCAATCCAAGCGGCTAATGCTCTAGGGCTTTTTGCTCCTTTTCTCTTCAGCTGTTTTGTTAACGACCTAAATCTTGCTCCAGTTCCAGGCTTAGTTCTCTTCATCACTCGC